TCTAAATCTAAATATTTAATAAAGCCAAGTAATGAATGTCTTACTCTGCTTGTCTTTTTTACAGGCTTGCTGCAATCCTTACACAGTTCTGCTTTGTTGTAGTTCATAATTAACTCTTTAGTGTTTTTAAATTAAAGTAAATTTCTTTAACTTTATCTACGTCTCTACGTAGTTTTTTTGCAATATCTTTTTTACCTGCTTTACCATACATTACCATTAAATCTTCTAATTGATAAACTGCTGCGTTAAAATGTTCTATGGTTTTTTGTAAATGAAATCTTGTTGGTGTTCGTTTTTCTACAGGCTTATCATCTTTTTCTTTCTTAGGAACGCAGTTAGGTACTTCTTTACCGTCTTGAACCTTAGTTCCTACCATCTCGTAGTTTTCCCAGCATGGGTCGTCTTTAACTAAATGTTTGTGAATAACTCCCTTGTATTGATTGTAACTCATCGAATTGTAGCTTCATCCTTTGTATTAAGTCTTACTTGTCTTCTTCCTGTAATCTTTTTCCAGTTGCGAATACTTTGATTGTCGGCTTGCCAAGGAAAAGCATCTTCTCCTTCTTCATAATATGCAACTCTCATTCTTTTTACCCAATCTTTAAAATAACTTCTATCTTTTTCTGGGTCTTTGCCAAAGGTCATTTTAAACCATTCACCAATTAATCTTTCATTTACTAAATCAAAACGGTTTTTTTTTGCTAACGGATTATTAGTCTCTCCTATGTGTTGATTAAAACTCATTTCTTGTTAAACTGCTCCATTCTTCTTGTAACGTCTACTAACTCCATCAAATATTCCATTGGCTCAAAAAAGGGCATTTTTTCACTAAGTGTGTTTAATTCACTAGAAGTTCGTTGTAAATCTTTTGCCATTCTTCGTGCGTCTTTTGCATCATTAGGTCTTGACCTTTTTGGCGCAATATGTCTTGAAAGAGTTAATGCTTCTATAAAATTTCCTGCACCGTAAACTAAATTTGCTGCCTTCTTTAATTGACTTGAAGATTCTTTTACTTGTTTAGCTTCTTTATCTATAATTTTCACAGCTTCTCTAATTTGTTTTTCAGCTTGATTTAAATTAAACCTGCCTTTTTCTAGCTCTTCACCCTCGAAAGGGTTGTGTATTTTGTTTGTTTGATTGTAGCTCATTTTTAAAATATCCATTCCATTATTTTTAATACAAGTCTTTGAATTCTTCCTTTATCTGCTTGACTTTCCATTGATGTTCTGTTAACTAATGTTTCAAGTTGTCTAAACATTTTGTAAAGTTCTGGGTCTCTTTTTTTACTGACAGGCTTCTTGCAATCTTTACATAGTTCTGCTTTGTTGTAGTTCATTTATTACCTTCTTGGATTTGCCATTTTATAGGTCGCATCCATTAACCTGTCTAAATCATCTGCTTTTTTCATTATTTTTTTTCCTTCAATTAATAACTCTAAAGTTTCTCGTAAACATTGCTCTACAAACTCTTGTAATTTTTTTGCGTCTGAATCTCTTGGTTGTGGATATACTTGATTAAAATTAGTTAGTGCTTTTTGACTATAATCTCTTAATGACATTAACCTTGCTGTAAATATGTTATTCAAATCATCACTTATTGCTTGTATTACTGTACCATTATTTTGAATAGTTCTTGCATACCTCATACGCTCTCTTGGGTCTACAGGTCTCTTTTCTATAGTCTTGTTACAAGTCCCACATTTTTTTACTGGCTTATTGCATTTTGCACATTTCTTTATATGCGAAATGTCTTCTAACTCGTTTTCTGACACGTTTTTCCCTATGTTTTCTTCTTCTTTTGCCATTGACACAGTTTGTACTGTTGCCTCTGGATTGGCTGGAGAATCTCCTACCCAGCTAACACTCCATAGTCCTAGCTTATCTATTTTTGTAAAACAAGCTTCGTTAGGTGGACACACTTTGTTTTGATTCAAAGCTTCTCCCCTAATACTACTTGCTCCACGAGAACCGTATTGTTGTATTTCTTTCCAGACTTTGTTATGCATGTCTAGTTTATTATGAATACCAACTCTCAATAATACTTTACCATTTTTAACTTTGTAAGCTAATGGTTGTCCGATTGGTATCTCATCATGCTTGTATGAATAGATTCCATGCTTCATGTAAAAATCCATTGACTCTTTTATGGTCTCTGTAGGAATCATATCACCCTGTTTATCGACAATAGGAGCTGAGATATATGTATCCATTACTCTATCGTTGTACCAGTTGCGAGACGTAGACCATTCGGTATTCACATTCTTGCATACGCAATCACTCATCGAATCCACAGATAAATCATCCTTTAAAACTGTTTGGCTATTATTCATTGTATCGTAGGAATAGTATTAAACTATTTCCTCATTCTCCTTATTTCATATACGTTTTGTAACCTAGCTCTTTTGTAAAGTTTTGATTTAGTAATAGGTACTCCTTCTGGCGGTGTATTGTTATCCCATACTTTGTTTCCTTTAACAACTAAGTAATGACTAGTAGTTTGTATTAGATACCATTTCTTTCCACGTTGTCCGTATGACTCTTTAGTCCATTGTCTAAAAGTATCGCAACCGTGAAGACTAGCATGATTCATACTGTATCCGTATCGGTGTAATGCATTACGCATTTCATGATTGTACATTCCTTTGATTTCGTTTACTTTGCGTTTTGGTTTTCTAACAAATGATGCGGTACGTGAATTGAATCCACCAGTTGATTTGTTTTTGTTAACTGCTCTAAGTAAATCTTTCTCAATAATGTCATACCTCTTTCCAGTAAGAACAGTCAATGCAGTAGGTCCACACCAAGACGTTCCGTTAGGATTCTTATGCGCTCTACCTTTCTTGTTTCTAACAGGCTTTGGTTTGGCTGTAAAGCTATCTAATGTTGTTTGCATTCTTCCTCCGCTAATGTTTGGTCTTCTTCATCGCATCTTTTGCATATCCAAACTAAGTCTTGCTCAATTGCCCACTGTGGAGTTTTACCTCTAGTAGTCAATCCACACCAATTACATTCAATCATTAGTGAGTCTCCAAGATTTCTGTTTCATGACATTTCATACAAGATGCCCATCTGTGAATCTTATTGTTTTTGTCAACCATACTAGTTGTATAGTATCCTTTCTTTCCGCAATTCGGACAAATTGAAAATTTGTCTTTCCTTGGCCACCAGTTTCCTGCACCGACTAAGCTCATTTTTTTTCCTCGTTTTTTTGCATTTGTCTCTACCTTGATTTTACCCCAAGGCAAATTAGCATAGGGGGCTGGGGTTATATAGCCTCTGTCTGGTATTTACCCTTAACGAGCATGAGTTTGCACCGTTTACACGTTAAAGTGTTTACATTATTACTTATTTTATTATATTCTTGTACTGTACATCGGTGTCCGCAAAGAGTGTGTAATTTTCTTTTTGGACAGCTTAAATGTCTTTGACGCATTATTCGGTTCTTCGTTTATAAAAATCTTTTAATCTTTTAGATTGAGTGTCGAAAGCTGGGCGCATGAAAGGTCTTGGTCCTGTTGGAGTTGCACGTTTAGGGTCGTCTTTGGTTTTAGGATTGCCTCCTATCGGTTCACCAAATTCTATTTTAGAAGCATAATCTGCATTTGCAAATATTATTTTACGCAATCTTTCTGACAAATCATGTTTGATACTTTGTTTTAAAACACCTGTAGCCACAGGAACTAATCGTAACGCTTCTAAGAGTATAGCATCTGCGGTATCATTCATTGCTAAATCTAATTTGTCAGGTATTGTATTTTTAGTTGATTTTATTTTAGCTGTTAATTCTGTTAGTCCTTTAATAACAATAGCCATTATTTGTATCCTAGTACAGTTTCGGGTTCGTCATCACCGTATTTATCTTTCCATTTCTTTTTAATATATTCTTTACCTTTTTCGTACATTGCTATTCTTCTAGCTTTGTTAGCTTGTTTACGAGCTTCTCTGTCTCCGTTTTTCCAAGCCATTTCTTCGTTACATCCTTGACAAAAACCATTGCTTAGAATATGTACGCTCATAGGCCCACCGCTGCACTTTTTACAACTACTCATTTTTCTCCTTTTTACCATTTCCGTGATGGCCGTATTTAGCATTACAAATTGTTATTTTTATATGTTTTGGCATTCTACTCATACTTGTCTCACTAGAACTGTTCTTTGGTTAGGATGCATCATAGCGTGGCCTTGCAATGTAAATTGCGGACCAAAAAATTCTTTTCCTACTTCAATTTGCAATTCTATTAATTCTGATAGTGGGAGTCCCTCTTTAGGTATTTCTCTTGCAAGTTTTTTATGTGCTTCACAAGTTCTACTTCCTCTAGCTACTGACAAAGTAAATTTATATTCTTCTCCCGTCTCAGCCATTCTTTGTTGATACACTTTTAATCGAGCTTCATTAGACACATGAATTAACTCAGTTCTTGCTATTCGAGTAGCTCTACCTATGGATAAGTTGATTTTGCGTTGCATCATTACTATAATTCTATCAACCATAGAATCTAAATTAGTGTCTTCAATGTATGCTTCTGCTAATACTTTATCTAACTCCGTACCTAAATCCCCAGTAAATTGATGATAGAAAGAGTCTGTACGTAAGATTCCGTCATGTAATTGTCTCAATAAATTAGAAGCATCATAATCTAAATCAATGCCAACAGCACCAGTAGACTTCTTAAATTGACGATTTTCTACCTTATATGTGTACTTGAAAGCTCTAATGATGTATCTACCTAACTCATTTTTTAAGATTCTAGGCAATCTTACCATAAGCATATTCTTTCTGGCTCTGAGGTCTTCCCAGTCTTTAGCTCTTTTTAATCGACGAAGTTCATCCTTTAAGGTTTTACGGATGGCGGTTCTGAGGGCTGAGATGTATCTGTCGATTCTTCCTGCTCCTCTTCCCCCTGAAACTCGTCTTGTTCTTCCCTTTCTCGTTGTAATTCCTCCTTAATTCCATCATCTGGTAATATCAATTCTGCATTTTCATCCATGTCAATATCAATGCCAAGCTCTTGAAATCCTCTAACTATTTCTAACTTTTGAGATAAATTAGCTAATTCCATTTGCTCATTGTCTTCGTTAATAGGGGTAAACTTGACTTCCCAGTCTTTTACATTCATTAATTTTAATAGTGGTTTGAAAAATCCTTCTTCTATTACTGCTTGTGTTTCCATGATAGTTCGGTCCATCATAGTTATTTGTTCACCTTCTGCATTTAATCCACCGATTCCAGCAGTATCTCCCATAGCTAATGGCATAACTCCGTATGAAGAATTAATGTCATTATTGATTTTTTCTATGTATGGAAGCATTCCCATTTCTGTTTGGTCTGGCATAACGGTAACGAAATTGGCTCCAGACTTACCTTCTCCTGAAGATATGATAGGAATAAAGTTAGGATTACGTGCAGTTTCTTCTGCAATGTATTCTCCTAATCTAGTTAACGAATCTTCATTGTGGCCTGGAATATCTAAGAATCCTTTTGGTGGTCGCTCTAACAAATAGACTTTATTCTGATAAGCTTCTACTGCTAAAGCAGTTTCTATTTTCTTTCCTAAAGCTAGAATTGGTGGGTTACCATACAATCTAGCATAAGAAGAATACTTGTTAAAGTGAATAATTTCATCACGTGCAAAATAAATATCTCCTTCACTATCCTTAAAAGTATATGCAATTAGAGCTGTCTTAGCATCGTTACACTTGGAGTTTTCACAATGTTTTGCTGTTCCAGTAGCATTTCTACATAAAGGACAGAACCTATCAACATCTTGAAATCTACCAAATCGGTCAGTGTTGTAACGCATTTGTTTAGTATCTTCAATCCATAATTCTTTAACTCTTTTACCAACAGTCTCTCCACTTTCACTAACTACTCTTTCATACAAAATAGATATCCAAACATCATCAAATATTTCTAATTGTCTAACCATTGCTTTGATAATTTCAGAGCCATTTATGTCTGCACAACCTCTTGACGGGTCTGTTAATAGGGCATTTATTGCTTCCTTTTGGTCTTCAGACTTGTTTTCTTCATCATCTACTGGCAATATTTCCCAGCCTTTTCCAACAACTTGAGCTGCTATTTTTTGTATTACAGTACGAAGATGGGAATAATTATCAGCAAGATACTCTACGTAATGTTGGTCAAATGGAGGTTCAATCAGTTGGTTTCCTTGCTGATATGACGATGCAGACGCAGCATCATAAACAGGTGTACGTGCTTCTTTTAGCAACGAACTGCTATTATTATCAAGATATTTCTGCAATCCTGACTTAACTTTTTTTGGTCTATTGAAGAATCTATCTAATATTCCCATCACAACCAAGTCCAGTTGGTCATATTTAACTTTTTGCGTTCCCTTTCTTCTATAGCTAATTCACACATCCAAAGGGAAATTACTGTATCTGCAACATGTCCTTCTAACTTTCCTTTACCATCCCACATCAATTGAGTTAATCCTTTTACTAAGTCACGAGTTCCTGGCCTAGTGTTATCTTTTGCAGTCTCACCAAATGGTATTTCGTATAATCCTTTTTCCATTGCTACTGCAATTCCAGGAATACCAATCTGTGCGTGGTTACGTTCATTTCCTGTATGGTGTGTAGCTATTGGTAACTTCTCAACATCTCTAGCTGCATGTGCAACTAGTCTTTGAAATCCATTACTTTCAATCATTATCTTTTCTGGATTGTAAATACCAGCTATTTTAGATATGTTAGTTATCTGTTCATTTAACCAGCTCGCACCTTCTCCTTGAATCTTCCCACTCCATTGATGTAGAACTTTACGCTGCTCAGTTTTAGGGTTATAGGCCAAAACACAGTATGCAGTTTCGTCATGTTGGGTGTCAAAACCTACTGCTAAGTCCACTCCCATGACCGTAACCCACCCATTTATTGACTCAGAATACATTTCAAGGTCGTTATTTAGACATGGTTCAATGACACTCCAAGGAATAACTGCACTGTCTGGGTCAATAGGATTTAGCATATATTCAGATTCAAATGCTCTTGAACCCATTGCCAATCTTTCTTCTTCTAATCTTTCAACTGTCCAGTACTCAGGCCATCTTGGTGTTCCATCATCCTTTAGCGCTGGATGCCAAATACAATTCCAATAAGGATTCTCTTTTACATAAGCAGTAATATCTTCTGGTCGTTTTTGTGTACCTATTAACATTATCTGAGCTTTAGGTAAACGCATTGGTAGAATAACACGGTTAAGAAATCCAATAAGTTTATCATCTCTCATTCTAGGAAACTCTTCTAAAACGTCATCTAAAATTATTAAGTGAACGTGAGGTCCTTCTAAAGCTCCTCCCATTACTGCACCTCTTACATTTGAATTGTTAGCAAATGTCTTCTGTGTCATATTCCAACGAACGCTATTGTTTCGTGTGTTTTCTTTTGATGGAACTAATGGAGCCGTACGCCAGCTTCTTCTACACAATTCTTCAAACTGACTAAGCTTATCAACCACCTGAGAAAATGTATTTCCAATGTATAATGCTTTAAAATTAGGTGTACTATACATCTGCCATAGCAAATAAGTCAGGCTAAATGATGTCTTTAAGTGTCCTCTTGCACAAATAATTGCTACTCTTTCGTTGTCACTAAGCGTTTCATGCCAGTAATTATGCATGTCAGCAAGCGGATGATACTCGTCTGGCTCATGTGACATGTACTCCATCATGGCCTCATTAGCAAATTCTAAGAACGGTATCTTTCCTGGGTTTAGATGTTTAGCAAAAGATGTTATGAAATCTTTATGGTCTGTAGCATCAGCCATCAGAGTCTTCCTGCATATCTCTAATCATCTCAGTGTAATGTTGAGCAAAGGCAGCTTGTTTCTGTTTTTCTATACCTGCTTTGTTCATTGCATCAGATACTAATTCAGCAACTTCATCTATCAAAACGTTTCTAGCATCTACTGCTCCTTCTAAATCAATCATCTTCATTGTCCATGCATAAGCTTCTCCTGGCCTTATGTCCATACCGTCGTTTAATTGAGTACTAAATAGCTCTTGTAATTTAGTTCCTAATTTGATTGCACGAGTAATGGAAGTGGTAGCCTTACGTTCTGTAACGTTTCGTACTTCCTTTAGAACTTTCTCTTTTCTTTCATCCCATTCTCCTTCTTTAGCCCAAGTGTGTACTGTTGATTTAGAAAGCTTATAATCTTCTCCTGCATACCTTTTATTCATTTCTTTAGCAATGTCTCCATAACTCCATGCTTGACTGTAAAGTACAAAGGCTTCTTCTTTATCTTGAACTGTATATTTCCTTGTTGTCATTTGAATGCAACATCCTCCATACACTGTAAACAATAGTGTTTTCCTGAAGATTCATTGACCCATGAACCTCTTTTACCACATAAATTACAAGTAATGGCTAACCACATGTGATTGTTTTTGTTAGTCATATTAAGTTTTCACCTCCTGTAGGTATCTGCAATAGCAGCAAAATAAACAACAGGAATACTATTACCTTAGCAATAATAGCAATCCAATACAAATGCCTCTCAATACGCTTTAAAGGGCCTGTATTAGCAATGCTAACGTGAGTCAGCTTTGTTGTGCTTTTTGATGACATTCCTCAAATGCTCCGATATAGGTTTTTGTTCTTTGTTAGCTTCTGAACAGAACTCAGTCCATTCTTTCTCAAAGCTATTAGAAATAGCAAAAATATAATGCGGTGGTTTGTTGCTCTTTGAGTATGGCATAGCCTAGATATTGGAAGGGAGGCTATATAGTTTAATCTTAATTATCTTTTCATATCCATTTTTAGTCTTTCTACAGCTTCGTATCCCTTATCCATTTCTTTTACTATTGCATTGTGTGAAGTAACCATAGTTGCTAAATTCTTTTCCATCTGTGCAAGACTTTGCATCAAACGACCTAACTGTTGTCTTGTCTTATTACCAAGTGGAGTTCTGTCAGTTCTTGAAATTTCCATTGTTACGTCATTTACCATTCGACTAACATCAGTATATGTTTTAGCAGCATCTTTTAAGTCAGACATTCTACTTAATACGCTTAATCCTTGAAACATTTCTCTTGCTTCGCCTTTCTTTTCCACCTTTCCCTTTTGTAATTCTTTAGCAGATAAACTAGAGTAACCCATTTATCTCCTAGCTTTTCTTTTAAGTCCTTCTAGTTTTGTGTGTTGCTCTTTTAGTTCTAACCACATTTGTCTAGCTTTCTCTGCTCCAGCCACATCACCTTCAGCTTTAAGTTGACTCATAACTTCTTTTAAAACTAATTGTTGTTTACTGTTTGCATTAAGTGCCATATCTAACTGTTTCTTAGAACGGTTCTTTTGTACGAACAATTCTTCTCTCTCACTTTTCTCTAATGTAACAAAGCCCATTGTATCTCTTATTATAATCTATTATTTATACTTTACGTAAGACACACACACCTCCATTTCCACTGGAGATATTATTAGTAAAGTATAAAACAAAATATAAACAAAACATAATAAGCCGCCGAACCTTTTTCCTTTTTTAAAAAAAAAGAGACAGACAGATTAGTCAAAGTTCCAGTGGAAGCAAAGGTGTGTGTGTGTTTAGTTATCTAGTAAACTAGCTAGTATTTCTATGTAAGCATTTGTTTTACCTTCATAGAATCCTCTTTCAAAAGACGTTTCTGCTTTTCTAAACAATAAATTGTTTTCTTCTATTTTATTAGTTAGGTATTCTTTATCCATACTTTTAGGGGATAGATGCTCAGACTTGCGGTCAACAAAGATGAGTGATTTCTTGAAGCCGTGTTGTTAGAGACAAATCAAACAAAAGAGTTGAACATCTATCCTATCCTAGTTAATGCATTAAATTGCCTACAATTGGTGCATGAATGTCTTGTTCTAAACATTTAGGACAATCAATCATAGGTCTACCTTCTTTTTTATCTGAATATACAAAATCATCTTTAGCTAATTTACGATGCATTTCTTTCCAACCATGTCCGCATATAAAACAACTAAAGGTCCATTTCATGATATTGACCAGTCTTTGAAGTCATCCTGTCTAGTTTGTCTTTTCTCCTGTACCTTCTTAGATGGTTTGTATTGTTTATAATCATTTTGTACTTTACGACGTGTACGTTGTACCGTTTCATCACAAGGTGCATAATGTAACAAATCATATAAATCAGACAAGAACTTATCTTCTTCACATTGTTTGCCTTTAGAAGCTGTAGCTTTGTAAAACTCCTGCAAAACTAAATAGTAAAGAAAGGTAGTGCTGTCTCTACTTTGTACATTCTTCTTAAGATAGTGTGCAACTATGTCTTGTGTTTTATCTAATTGTTTAAACGAATCAGTTTTCATCTACAATGTCTCCTTGTATATCTTCTATCATACGTTTACATAAAACGCTTACCATTCCTAATCCCGTAGTAAATGCTTCTAGTTCTTTGTCTTTGTATTCCATAACGTTCTTATCTACAAACGATTGTATGTGTATCATAATCTCGTTTAAAACAACAATCCACATATCTTTTACTTTAGACCTATTCATGATAAACCTCCCCACATTTTAAACAACACATTTCTAAAAGTTCAGCTCCGCAAGCAGGACAGTCTTCTTCATTGTATTCAGTTATACTCATCCTTCTCTAGCCTCACAATATGCATTCCAGCCTTTTTCCATGTCTCTATATTTTTCTTCCATCTTTTTTACCTCTTTTGTTTTTTCTTTAATAATATTCCACACCTCTATTATTTCTTCATTAAGTGTTAACATATCATATCTCATTTTATCTTCTTGTTCTTTGTAAAATGTTTCGTCAGACTCGTCTGAGTACCAATCGTTATCGCTAGCCATTAGTCCTCCAATGTTATTACTGAACCTTGAAAGCAAGTCTTAGGGTCTACAACACCATGTTGTTTTTTAACCTTGCAATGTTTGCATATCCAACCACCTTCAAAAGGAAACTTAGCTTGTTTATTGTATAAATCGTCACCGCAATCTACACAACTTTCTTTGACTGCTGGACCTGCGCCAACGTGTCTCCAAAGCTTTCCATGTTGAGTATATTTATCTGGACTTAGTTTCACCATTTAATGCCTCCTGTATAATTTTATTTCTATACCAACTAACGCCCAACCAGAATCCTGTAACAAAAAATAAAGACACTAGTAAAGCTACAAGGAAATCATTCATTGCAACACTCCTTGCAGTAACCGCCAGTTATTTCTACTTCCATTGTTGATAATACCATACCACATGCTTTGCATCTCCACAAACCGTTAGTCATTATTTTCCATCCTATATTTTAACATTGTATCTTTAGCACTAAGATAAGTAAATACTCTTTGAAGCTTAGACCATGCTTCATTACTTTGTTCAGCAGTCTCAAGTTTATCTGTTAAAGATACTATATCTTCTACTATTGTATCAATATTCATTTAAACGCCCCTTACTTTATGACATGGAGAACAGAACCATGAAGCATCTCTAGGTAAAACTTTATTCCCCTCAACTTCATAAAAAGGTCTTGTTAATATTAAAGAATAATTATCACATCTTTCACAAGTTTGCTTAACTTTCTTATCAAACTTTAATTCTTCTCTATAGTTTTCTTTTGTGTATTCTATATTTCCATCGTGTTTAGACATTATTTATCCATCCTTGTCATTGCTATTGCTTCTCTAGCATCAGCCGTAACTTCTAACAGTTTAGCCTTAGCAGACATTCTTAGTTTCTTCCACGCATCATTCTTCGCAGATATATCAGCAAGCTCTTTACCCTGTAAGGTTCCTGTCTCACTTATACTAGCCCTGATGGACTCGTATTGTTTGTGGCCTGGGATTGTAATCCCTAAATTGATTGTGTATGTTTCTGTTTGCATTGTCTCATCACCTTGAACTTCTCACCGTATAGGGCTATATAACCTTACTCCTCTTTACCATTTTTCCCTAACATAAACTCCCCAGCGATTATCTGGTAGCTTTGCAATCCTTGCAAACTTACCATCTAGTCTGTTGAAGTGTGCTTCAATTTTAGCTAAATGCTTTTTTGGAAAATCACTAGTATAATGATAAACCATATGGTCAAATTCCTTCCACTCGTAGTTACTCATTTATTCAACCTCACGTATATTTGTCAAAGAAAGCTTCTGTTTCTTTCTCTGTCCATCTTTTCTTCATTGGATTCTCCCATGCTTTTAGCTTTGGAACAAAGTCTAAAGCCAAATCTTTCTTGCCACTAATGAATAAATTCCCGTAAGAATCTATGCGTGCAGCTCCTCCTCTAGGTAATTTACCACTTAAGTATTGTGATAACTTCAAAGTATCCTCATCGCTTTTATCTAACGTTCTAGGATTTTCTTCTTTAGTTCTAATCTCTCCTTTGTAACCAACTCTAAGTTTAAGATACTCAAAGTCATTACCTGCATAGTCTATTGGCATTAAATCGTCGCTCATTTAAATCACATCCAATTCGTTTTTCATAAAATCAGTTTCCCAAGTTTCTCCATCCAAAGTAACATGGACTCCTAGTTTTTCATTACCTATAGAAGTAACAATTCCTTCTCTACCTTCATAGGTACATACTCTTGCTCTAACTCTTTTTCCAATCATGTCTTGTTTAGTTGTCATGGTTTGTCTCTATTACTGTCAGACAGTAGGGCTATATAACCTTTATGTTATAGCTTTAGGATAAGGTTGAATAGGATAATTTAATTTCTTAAGTAACTTCTTTTTGCGTTTAGCATTTGTGTTAAAATAAATGTATCTATGTTTTCTTGGTCTGTCTTCTAGTGTAAACTTATCACCGTACTTTTGCCTGATTTCTTTTGAAGTATATTTATCAGCTAAAGTATGACTATGTTTGTCAAGGCCTTCAACTGTCCAGTTTGTACGTTTAGCACTTAGCCCAGTGTAAATCCAATTTGTTGCTTGATATACTATACCTAAATGACCTTGTTCCATTTCAGCATAACTAACAATTATTTCTTTATCTATTAATTTAATTGTATTTCCTATTAAGAAACTTTCAGCATTCTTAGGAGTGCCGTCTTGAATCCATAACCTAGTTAATTCAATTACATTATATTGTTCTTCTTCTCCACATACTCCTTTTCTTAAAGGAGAACTGCTTGGCGTACCATAGGTAATACATCCTATCATTTCTGGAACTCCCCACAGATTTAATGTTTTAGTGTCAAATAAACCATAAGCATGAGTGCATGGACACTTTCGATGTAAGTAATGATTCTTTACTAAAACCTCCATAGCTGATTTACAGCTAATTAATTTTATTTCGTATCTATCTTTTAAGCTCACTTACTGTTCTATTCTCATAGTAGAGTGACACTTAGGGCAAAGTATCAGAACTATAGCTGGTTCTCCACAGCATTTAGTCTTAGTCTTTACTATCTCGTGTACTTTCTTGTTTAGTATTCTGTTGTTCTTTGTCTTTTTTGTCTCTATCATTTATGTCCTCTTTTATTTTTTTAATCCATGTTTCCCATTTTTCTATAACTTTATCAACTTCTTCCATTAATATTTCCCCTTACATATTATACACGTATTCATTTTATGAAACGGCCTTGACGGTGCATTTGGATGTGCAAAACATGCACACAACTTTCCTTTTCTATTCATCGTTCTTTCTCCGCACAGGCATTGCATAACCAATATGCAAATGACCCGTTCTTATGTTGTTTCTCAAGATGCACCAAGCCATGACTATGATATTCTTTATGCTCATAGCAAAACTGACGTAATCCTATGTTGTTACAATTGTCACATTTATAATCCATTTTGTCTCCTAGCAAACCAAGCCAGAAGATAAGGCTATATAACCGTGCCTATGATTTTAGTAAGTCTATGTATTCTGCCATACTAAGTGCTGGTTCTCCAAGAGTTAACAGTGTTGTTATCTCTTCAGAAATTGTAATTTCATATCTTACAACAGGTAAAATTTCATCACGTTTTAACGAAGGCATACGCACTCTAACTAAATCTCCTAATGTAATCCATTCTCCGTCTGCCATTTCTACAGTATATGTAATTGTAGGGTCACTAAATCTACTGATTTCATCTAAGGCCAACTCTTCTAATCTATCTTTTCGGTCTGTATCAAAAGTAAAAACCTTACCTTGAGGTCCGTATTGTTTAATTTTACTAGCATCTGATACTGTAGAAAACACTGATTCATCATTGCTACTAACATATCTTGCTGAGTTACACATACGAGTTGTATCTATTTGTGCTTGTATTCCTTCTCCTACTAAATTCATATGTTCAGGAGAAAGCGTAATTACTGAACGGCTTCGAACATGAGCATAATCTGCTAAATAAAAATCCATCAAACCTCGTTCGTGTATAGCATATCGCCAAGGAACATATGTTAAAGCTTCGTGATAAACATCATCAAAAGGGTTAATCATGTAAGTAAAACATTTATCAATAAAATCTTTACGAGTCATGTGACCTGTTAACTTAGGTGCAAGGTCAGAAGTAACCATTAACCCTGAACCTTCTAACAATTGTGAAGTATCAACAGACTTGTAATTTGCTGCATCTGCTGCTAAGTAATACAAATCATGACCAATAACATCTTCTTCTGTGTATCTTACTATTTCAGAGTTAGCTAGTTGTGATATAAAATCTACAGCAGTTACCGAACTTACTGCAACTGAAGGTCGTACTTGTTGTATAATCCCTTCAAACGTTAGGTTATGAGTTTGTCCTCCTCTACCTATTTCTACTCTAACAATACCTCCTAATCTACAACGTTCTAAAGATTCTAATCCTGCAATTGAAAAAGATATCGAACGTGCTTTGTTTGTTTCAGCAGTATATTTTATAGTAAGCCAATCTACAAACTCTCGGCCATCTATTGTAGCTTCAATTTCTATATTGTTTCCTAGTTGGTTGTTTAGAATAAGTGGCATTATGCTACCTGTAACTCTTCACCTATTATTGAAAACTCTATTGTTGCTAAGTATTGTGTAGCTGATGAAGGGTCTTGATTTAAACTTCCGCTCTCAGCTCTTAATCTATATGATTTAAACGCAGCCGTAGGAGTATCTATCTTGTCACTATCTAAGAAAACAAAATCATAAACGTCTCCTTCAACAATACTAGAAATGTTAGACAAGCCAGTTTGACTTAAGATTCTAAGATTTAAAGATAACTTTGGATTTCCTACTTTAGTACGAACAACACCAATAGGATATTTACGGTCACCTAACGGCATCTGTGCTGAGATACCTCCACTTCGACTAATAGAAGAACTAAGAATTGCAATGTGTGAACTGTCTACTAATGAATCTAAATCTAATGTTTTAGGAA